CACGGGGATTACAGCTCCCTCCCCGCGGCGATCTACTCCTTTGGAACTTTGTATCCAAGCACCCCTCCCCGGCGCGAGACGCTAGCATGGCTAACCTAGCGAACGCGCAACATCGTCAAAGTCGGAGCTCGGCAGCGGACCGGCTGCCTCGCCTATACCGGCTAAATCCTCATAAGTAAGCATACGGATGTGAGTGAGAATGGCATGACACTCCTCATCCACCTCCGCCGTATACTGGTTCGTGGAAGCAACCACACCGCCAGGTCTAAACGTGTCACCACCCCAATCCTTGTTACGCATATGGTTAAGCATTGCAGTCGCATCAAGGGTAACTCCTGTGTCCGACGCACCATCACGAATGGCAGGTGACACCTCAATGTCAAACTGCGCATTGTGACCGAACGCCGAGCGTGTCTTAACAAGACGCGCTCCGACGACACTGAGCAGCTCAGCCGTGCGCCGAAGCGCTCGGACTGAGTCCTGACACGACATGCAACTTTCGTCCACATCGCCGAACGTATCCACCATTGTATCGACTGGCGTGGCGGGCCAGTGATAACATGATGGCGGCAACAAGATATCGACAGTACTAAGTGCGTTCGGTATTCCAACGGAACTCCCGGACACAGCAAACACCCGCGCCTGCGCTTCATCAACAGACACGGCGGGCGTTATAGTCTTATCGGCTGGGGTTCCACCGTAGATATAACTGTAGGCGTCGTTAAAGCCTCCTATAGCATCCACAAGGATGCGAATACGGGAAGCAGTCCCATCACCAGGTTGGTACTCCACGGTGGAGCAGGTGGGCATGGATCTCCCAGGCAAGGCAGGCAGCAACACTGTGTAATGCCGCGTCTGCGATGCCTTGTCTGGGTTCGCCACACCACCAACGTCATGACCAGAGGCGCCCATGTCCAGGGCCACATCAATTTTCATCAGTGATGCAGCACCAAGCACGACGCTTCTGTCGTACACACCATTCCAATCAAGAATGTAGAGAATGCGCCCCGCCTCGGGAACGAGCTCGCGGTTCTCAACAACCATTTCGGACAACCGGTTCACAGCGGCAGCAGTGTTCCGGTCGCGGCGTGTACGCCCAGCAGCCATGTACCCTAGACAAGGTCCCTTATTGACATCCTCGCCACGACCATTATTCGCTCGCTCCCATCGCGTGCCCTCGAGAGCACGCAAGAAAAGCAACAACGACGAATATATGGTGCGCGAGTTATCATAGTACTCTTGCACGTGGGGCACGAGGCTGTCCTTGTCGACAACTGCATCAACACGCCTGTTGGCTAAGTCCATAAGCACATCACTGGAGCCGCGCGACGTGAGAAACGCAAATGCGACGATCGCAGCGGGCGACCTACTAGTGGCCCGCTCGCGAACTCTCCCATTTTGGTCCCTCAGCACCAACTCAGCCGGGTCAAAGATATAATTCGTTATTAACTCCCGCGCGGGGTACACAATATCGCGCACCGCCTCGAGATCAATGCGAGCTGCCATACTAGTAACCGTAGTGGCTTTTTCGCGAATTCTATCAGTGACCAAGCGCCTGTGTGTGACCGACAACATCACGGCAAGGCAAGCAATGGCGGACTGGCGCGACACACACGGGGGCGTCGCCAGAAACCTATGCTCACCTGTTGCTTCACGAGCGACGGTGGACGCCGTGAAGACTGCACGATCTAGTTGTGTCACAACAACGTCAGGCTTATCAATGACCTGCTGTAGATGCAGGCGTGAGACGGCTCCCAACGCACCGGCGAGACCCTCATAACCAGCTACTGACACTGATTCTAAGAGCGCGGTCTCGACGGGGCCGGTAGTCGCCTCCCCTTGATGGATGCTTGCATGATTAATTATCTCCGCCACCCTTACCGTTCGGGCGTCTTTGGTATAAGACCCGCCGAGCGGTCCGAAGTGGCGCAGATAATATGATGCGTCATCCAACACGGAATTGTTTAACTTGTCGGAACCATTATACAATCTTACGTATGCGACCGCTTCCTCATTCACAACGTTCCCGATGGATAGCATCGGAGAGGCCGCTATCCAGCCAAGAACGTCCCTGAGGACAGCGGGTTCGACGTATTCAGCCCCCGGTGTCACTTTACCAGTGTAATAAACCACTGCCGCTAATGTCGCTGCCGGGCTGTCGACATTAAGGGCAATGGATGCTAATCTTGTTAAGTCAGCCATTTTACTCTTGTAAATTACACCGAAACACAACGATAGTCGGCACTACTTGGATAAGAT